CTTTTACATCATATTCGTACCAAACTGGTGCTGGTGAGCCATTAGTGATAGTTGCTACTTTAGTTGTGGAATCTACTGCAATACTAGCAATAGTTCCAAAGTCAGCAAATAAAACAGTCTTAATCCCACCAAAAGCCGATTTACAAGGTACTTTTCTTCCTGTAGATAATGTACAAGCCATAGTTATATATTTTATTTTATAAAAAAAGGCAAGTAGATAAAACCCACCTACCTTTATTTATTGGTTAATTAATTTATTATGCGTACTCAACAAGGTCAGAAGCAATTCCGAACTGAACACCACTTGTGAATCTCATAATCATTCTCACGTTTTGTGATCCGTCAAGGTCTTGCATATCTAAAACTTTTACTTCTTGCATATTGTTAAGTAGTCCTGTACCAAAGTAAAGGTTACTTCTTTGTGCTGCATACATTTTGTCATCAGACATTCCTGGACAAACAAAAATCTTAACACCATTTACACTAAGTGAACCATTGTTCCACCATTGTGTTCCTTGATTGTTAACACCATTTGCTCCTAATCCTGCTGCTGCAAACCCACCAAGAGCTTGAACATAGAATTTAGCTGCACTACTAGGAATGTAGATAAATAAATCTTCTTTTCCGTATAATGCACCTGGAATAGCATCTACTACTTTAGAAAGTTCTGCAATAATGTTAGTTGCACTTAATCCACCACCTACTGCTGCTACTGATTGACCTGCTGGAATATCTCCTGCTGCAACTGCTGCTGCAAATAGTTTTTCAAATCCATCATAAGAATTATTAGAAGCTGCTGTTGTATCACCTTTCCAAATGTTAAATTCAGTTGATTGTGCTACTTCTGCTGCTACGTGAGCAATCATAAAGTCAGAGAACTTTGGAGGAAGGGTTTGACCCATTCCGAATCCCATACTCTGAGCTTCCCAATCATTAACAAAATCCTTCTTACATAGTTGTAAATTTACTTGTAATTCAACTGGCTCTAAAATTCTCTCTGTAAGAGTTACAGAAGAATTAGGGTCAAAATCACAAGATGCTGGACTTACTAAACTACCTGTAGATAATTTTTTGATTACTTCTTTGTATGCAATATTTGGTTTTACTGATAAACCTCCGTCATCAATAGTCGAAGCACTCAATAAAGCTGCAGCAATATATTCCCCAGCGAACTCACCACTATAGGAGGTCGTTATATTAGCAGTTGTGCCTAAATTTACGTTTCTTAAATTACTCATTTTATTTTTTATTTATTTAATTAATATTATGCTTCGGATGCCCAAACTCCAACACCACCTACGATGTACCATTTTGTTAATGCTACTGCTCTAATTATAACGTAATCTCCGTTATTTGCTGTTGCTTTTGTGTTAATCCAATCCTTACCTGCAACACCACCAGCTACTGAATCTGCTGCTGCGTTTGCAATACTTCCATTAAAAGAATCTGCTGAATCAGGTGATAACGTGATAATGTTATTTCCGTCTGCGCCAGTATTTCTAAATAAGAAAGTCATTCCTAAATTTCCAGAACCGATTTTCGGTAAACTGATAACTAATGCGTCTGTTGCAATATTGTGATCTATACCAGCATCTCCAGCAGGTACAGAAACTGATGCAGTCAATGTTTTTTGTGAAACTTGAACTTTTACATCATCATTTGAAGTATAACTGTATGTACTCATTTTTTATATTATTTATTTAATTTATTTAATACTCTATCTAAAGTTGTTCTATTTTTGCTTTTAGCAAAAACTCTTTTCTTAACTTCTTTCCCTTCTGGGTTATGCTTTATAGGTTTTGCTGCTGCTTCAGAAAATTCTTCTTTTACTGTTCTAGATTTAAGACCTTTACCATCTTGGTTCATTTCTTCTTTCTTTTCTTCTAACTTAGCTTTAACTTCTTCAATCATCTCTTTTACTTCTTCAACAGCTTCTTCTAATTCCTGTCTAGAAACATAAGACATTTTTTCTTCTTCTTCTTCTTCTTTTAAATCCTCAGTAATTTCTTCTCCATCTTCAGCTTCCTTTTGAGGAACTTCATCTGATACTTCTCTTACATCTCCGATAATTCCTTCTTCTTCTACTACTACCAATCTTCCGTCTTCGAGTAAATACTCGCCAACAGGCATTGCTACTTTTTCATCATCTGTCTTTATGAAAATTTCTTTTCCTTTTTCAAATGATTCTGCTTCTACTAAAGTTCCGTTTTCTAGCTTTTGTTCTTCAAGAATTACCTCGATATTTAAAAGCGTTTTAATTTGATTTAACATTTCACTTGGTTTCATATTATTTATATAACGATTATTAATTTAAATTTTGCGTTTTTATGTTGTTCTTGTTATTACGCCAATCCCTTGCGCCCATATATCTCCATCACAACACTCGATTGAATAAGTATTTGTGTCTTTACATAAACAGGCTCTCGAACTTCCTTTTGGAGATGTTCTACTCGGTATGTAAGTTGAGTTTGTACGATTTCTAGGCATTAGATGTTAGTATTTCTTTTATTTTACTTATTACATCCAACGCTGACATCTTTTCTTCAACGCTTTCTTTAGGTCGTTCCATTTTGTCTGCAAAGTAGCCCTCAATAGAAAAACCCTTAACTTTATTTGTTTTAACATATTCATCCCACACTTCTTGGTTATTAACTTTAACTGCTCCCATCCAAGTACCGACAGGAACATCTAGATCATACTTTCTAGATTTATCGTGAACTTCATCTTCGACTAACCAACTTTCAACTAACGTCAAACCATTCAATGAATGTTGATGTTCTAATGTCGAGTTGTTTTGTTTTCCTTTTGTAAGATATAACTGAGATGCTTTTGCAACTGTGTCTTTAGAAAAAAAGATATAGTAATCTCCATCTGCTGAAGTTCTAAATATAGTTTTATTAGGAATCAATAAAGCTCCTAGTAAAATTCGTTTTTCTGCATTAACTTCTGCAAGTTTAATTTCCTTTTCTTTTTTTAAAGCAACAAAATCTGATTCTATTGCTGGACTTTCGACAATTGATATAGCGTCTATTCCACTATCTTCTTGTTCTTCGTCTAAAATTAGTTCAACTATTTTCATAACTATATAACGTATTTATTATTTGATTTTGTATTTATCCTATTGTTGCACCTTCAATAGTATTTCTTTCTAAGCCTTGTGCTGTTGTAACATCACTTGCAACTACAAATGCTTGTACAGGTTGTTGTGTCTGTTCACCTATTGCATCTGCTAATTGATTAGTGCCACTTGCTCCTACTATATTAAATGAAGGAGGTGTTGGTGCTGCTGGAGCAGGAGGGGGTGAACCTCCTGTTGATGGAGGTGTCTTACCTGCTAGTGTTGGTAGCTTAGTTGCTGTTATTGCTTTTACTTGAGCCATACCTGAAACTACTGCTGCTGCTGCTGCTATTGCTCCAAGTGCTGGTCCTATAATAGGAATACCTGACATAGACTTATATGAATCTGTAGCTGACTGGAACGTGCTAATTGTTGCTTGACCAATAGCTGCTGCTTTACCTGCTGCTGATTCTTCACCTAATATTGTTGCCATATTTCCTAGTGTATCACTAGCAATACCAAGTTTCTCTTTACCAGTCATATCTTCCCACTTAACAGAGTTTTCAGCGTTTGTTTTGTTGAATTTATTAAGTGCATTTGTCTTAGCTTTTTCTAATTGTTCAGTAGCTAGTCCTTGTGCTTTAGCAAGTCTAATTAACTCGTCATAATGCTCAATAGTTTTTTGAATTTCTAACGCCCTGCGTTCATCTTCCGTTACTGCTTCTGCATCTCTTATCTGTTTTTTAAGTGCTGCTAGTGCATTTTCTGCTTCTAATTCTGCTGCGTCATCTTCTGCTTTCTTTGCTTTAGCTTCATCATCTAATGCTTTCTGAGCTGCTGCTTCTTCTGCTTTTAATGCAATAGTTTGTGATGTTACTTCTTTTTGTTTAGTAAGTTTTGCAGTTTCTAATTGAATTAATTGTGCTTTTAATGCAGCTTCTTCATCCAAATCTTCTTTTGTTGATTTACCGAGTGCATTTTCTTTGATTTTTGCATCAAGTCTTAGTTGTGCTGCTTCAATTTCTTTCTGGGTTATCTCATCTTCTAATGCACCTGCTTCTTCTAGGAACTTTATACGTTCTTCAACTGTAAATTTCTCTTTGTTTACTGCTTGTTCTAGTAATTTTGCTCTTTCTCTGTCTGCTTCGGCTCTATCTACTTGTAATTGTCTTTCTACTTTGTCAGCTTTAGCCCTCATATCTGCAATTTCACCTGCAATCTTAGCTTCTTCTGTTAATTCTTTAACTAAATTTTGTGTTCCTTTAATTAATGATTCAGTAAGTATGACAGTAGGGTTTAATGCTTGATTCATTTTTACAAATCCTTTACCAGCATCACTTAATGCACCTTTAAAATCACCAGAGAACACTTTAGAAATGGCACTTCCTAAAAGACCTAAGCCTTCAGTAACTTTTTGAACCTTATCCATTACAAAGTTCTGAATCATATTACCAAAGTCTTCTAACACTTTACCAGGTTTTGTAAATATGTCTATTATCAATTCACCCAAGTTGGCAACTCTATCTGCAAATACATCAAAGACAGCACTTAGTACGCCCATTACTTTAGCAAACTTGTTCTGACCTTCTTCTGATCTTGAAAATGCAGCAGTCAATGCAGTTATTGTAATAACAAGTAATCCCAATCCAGATGCTTTAATAGCACCACCTACTGTTTTAAAACCTTTTGTAACACCTTTTAATCCACTAACAGCACCTTTAAATCCAGATACCATTCCACCTGTTGCCTTATCAGCAGCATCTTGCACACCACCTAAGTCTGCTTCTGTCTTTTCTAGGTCTTTATTTAAGTTTGATACATTCTTTTCAGATTGACCTGTATTTACTATTAAGTCATATTCTTTAGTTACTGTTGCCATTTGATGTTGTTTTTAATTTGTTTAAATGCTGATTTAAAGTTTTTAGGCAAAGCATATTTACCTTGTGCAATTCTTATATTCTCTGTTTCACCTTGTGCTACTTGTAAAAGGTCTATTATATTTTTTATCATTCTACTACATTTAATAATTCAATTTCACTTTTACCTGTTGTTAAATCTGTTGTTATGGAGTTAATCTTATAAGTGTTTTGTTGAAATTGCAACTTGTCATTTAATTGTAAATTGTAAAATATCTTTAATGGCAACATTGCACTTACTTTTGTTAATCTTCTTTGTGTATTGAAAACTTTACTTACATAGCTTAAATATTGATCTTGAAATAATGTACCTGCAAATTCAACTCCATCATATTCATTAATCTCTGGTGCAAAGTTGATATTAGTTGTGGTAGATGTTCCTATTTCTAAACTATTAGATGGAATAATATAATCATCTATTTGGTCATTTTGTCCATTGGTTTTCTTAAAAGAAATATCATCACCATTTTGAATATATATTGCATAAAAGATTAAAGGCAATCCATAATAAGATTCTTGGTTATCATCTACAAAATATCCATATTGTACAGTCGTTTTTGTAACTGAAGTGCTAACTCCAGCATCTATCAATCTTTCATACATAACGTGTTCAAAAGGTATTTCAACTTTATAAATATTATTAGGTGCATCAAAAGTATCATTGTCTAAAGTGTATTTGGTAGCACCCCAACTTATATTGTTAAGCTGATTATATTGTTTTGCTAAAAAAGTTCCAACACCTTTATATCCAAATGCTATTTCTTTAAACGGTAAAGCTACATCAACTGTTGACTTAGTTACATCTAAATATTGGTCTATATTAATTGGAGTAGCAGAACCTGCTGCATAGTAACTGTCTAAAGTTCTAACTACTATTACTCCTGCATTATCTACATAAGCTGTTAAATTAAACATCTTAAAAATTGCAGTTAAGAAATCAATAACTGTCATTTCAGGTATTTGTTCAGTTATATTAAAATCAACAATAGCACTTGTTGTAAATGTATTTGCATTACTCCAAATATCAGTTCCACCACCACCACCTTGACCAGGTACTGCTACAGATATAGTCCATTTTATATTTGTTGCAGAAAAGGAAATTGGGTCAATAGAACCTATTGATATTGAATAACTACCAGCACTTAACATTGTAGAACTTGTATTAAAAAAAGTTTGACCTCCTGTTACGTTTTGTCTTTGCTCATAAATCTGACTATTCTTATAAACCTGTATTGTGTATTGAATGGAATTATCTGTAGGTGTTATTTCTAATTTAGTTTCTACATAAGATACAATACCATCAGGAGTAGATTGTCCATCTGGCATTAAAGTTAAGATACCTCCTATTTCACTTGTATATCCTGTATTACCTGATGTCTTGGTTAGTTCTCCTAAAGAAACAAAATTCAAAGTTAATTGAGTGGTAGGTTCAACACTTCCTTTTTTTCTATGTAACCACATCCATAGATTATAGAATTTAGTATTGGATGAATCATTAAAAAAGTCATTAGAAAAAGTAATCTTTTGAGTTCCATCATCATTTTGATACCTTACTTCAGTTTCAATAGCATCTATAATTGTTTGTAATCTAATTGCAAACTTTAATTGATTCCACATAACACCATTAGCACTACCAGCACTTTGCCAATATACATTATTAGTAGCTGGTGTTTGTGAGTTATATGTTAATCTATCTGTGTGTGTTATTAAAGGTACACAAAGATTTGAAGTAGGGTTGTTTATTAGTTTAGCTTTTATTGTACTTTCTTCATAAGTAGTATCATCAGAAGCTAATTGAGATAATCTAGATAATTGGTCATCACCTAGAACATCTTTTAGATTTACTGTATTACCAAAGAATGTAATTTTATATGTATGAGGAACATTGTTTTTAAGATCAACTCCTTCTAGCTTTATATACCCTTCTTTAAATGGAATAGTATTTAATTCTATTTTACTTCTTACTTTATTCCTTGCATCAAAACCACCTCGTATATCGAAGTTGTAATAATGTATAAAAACCTTGTTGTTTACTTTTGAAGCTGGTAAAGAAAAGGTCTTACTAAATTCTGTAAATATCTTACTTATGTCTTTTACGTTTTGTATTGTTTGAGTAAAAGATACAGTTTCATCTTTAAATAAATCTATCCTTTGATAGGTTGGACTTGATGCAGTAGGAGTAGTATCAATATATAATTGTAGTTTTTGCATTTATCTAATATTCTGTATTACGTCAAATGCTTCTTCAAAGTCAATAGTATATTCAATTAATCTATCATTTAAAGATGTCTTAAATGTCATATTAGATGTTTTAACTATAACAGGTATTGTTTCTTCAGATGCACTATCTTGTTCTTTTGGCCTTGTCATCCATACATATTCACTTAATAATAATTCTTTAAAGAAATCATTAGCTGTTTCAGGATAGTAACCTGAACTCAATGTATGAGTTTGTTTACCTTGAGTGTTGAATACTTTTACAGGTGCATTTGATTTTGTATAGTCTGCATATTCATCGTCTGGTATTTCCAATGTGTTAGATTGAAATTTCTCATTTGTTCTATTTAGTGATTTAACTCTCTTTAAGAAAAACCATAAATCTTGTTGAACTCCATATCTATTTATAAATGTAATCTTTCTTCCATCTCCATATTTTGTACAATCTATTCTATTGATAGTGCATATATTGCCCTGACCTGATGCAGTAGTATCGGTTGTGCTATATGAACTCATAGAAAATATACCTGTCGAATTAGTATAACCTACAAAACCTGCGACACCAAAAGGTACATATATCTGCCACCTTAACGAGCTATGAGCATCTTGTGGTGCTATAAGAAATTGTGCGCCACTTGTAAAAGGAACAGTCGGATTAGATAATTCTGAATAATACCCATAGGCTTCATAACCTTTATCAGTATAAGTATTAGTTGCAACTGCTGTTCCACCCCCATTAACTTGTGGGTGTGTAGTAACGACTGTAACAATATCAATATAATCTATTGTATATGATGATGAATAAGTGATGTCTAAGTAATCTCGTGCAAGTTCTGATATGTCAAAGTTACACCCAGTAGAGGGACTTACGTTTTTAGTTAATGTATATCTTAGTGTACCTCCTATTGTTATTGTACACTTTGCAGACAAAACCCCTGAAGCAGGTATTGCTATAAATTTATATTGAGGACTTCTTAATGCTATATTTGCCATAGTTGTTTATTTTTCTCCGAATATTGTTTGTCTTTCTATATCTAAAATGAAGCCTTCTAAAAAGTCATCTCCATACTTTTGTAATCCTACTTCAAAAGGTTTTGAAAAAAACATATTAGCTTTTAAACCTTTGTTATAAATGCTTCTTGCAATTAAATAACTCATACTTTTATAGCTTAAAAACCTACCAGTTTTTTTGTCCTTCCATTGAAATTTCTTTTTCTTTATCCAGCCACTTTCTGTTTCTGGGTTGTAAAGTGCTTTAGTCAAACCACCTTTTGGGCCAGTACCACTTCCGTATTGAAACTTAGATAGTGCAGAACTTGTTTCTGGATATGTTGAGGTTTTACCCTTTACACCTTTATCTACAAATGCACCATAATCTTCCATAAGGAAGTCTAGTAGAAAAGCGTTTGTTTCAACATCAAGATCATAAGAAATAGAGTTGTATAAATCACCACCACCTTTTTTATCTTTAGTCAGATTTGACTTTGATTGTTGTACTACATACTTTGCGTACTTTCTTATTTGTTCTTCTAAGTTTTCAAATTTCATTAGCAGATATATATGTCGTTATAAATTAGTACATCCATAGTTACTGTCCATCCTGCTAGGTTGTTTTCAAACCTATCAAAGAAAGGCAGACAAGTAGGGTTTCCATCAAGCTGATACATTTCAGTAAAGAGTTGACCTTTTCTAAGTCTCTGTATTAGTCTGTTTACTACTGCTAATTGTGTGTTAAGAATGTCTTGCTCATTGTTGTTACCCTTAAATCTGTCTATTGTTAAACTCTTTGAGAAGTCAACTATGTCCATAGCTAATACGCTTATGTTAAATCTTAACACTTGTTCCTCATCAACTACAGAGTTTACTATAATATGACCCATAGGAAATATATCTTGTTTGTTTAAATTAACATCTGATAAATTACCTGTTGTTACTGTATTGATGTTTTGATCTTGTAACAACTGCTCTTTTATAGTTTCTGTTAATTGATAAAAACCTCTTACTCCTTGATTACTCATTTAAATTTCTTTTTAATTTGTTTCGATTCTAATTCGTTTTTTTCTTTTACAAAAGCTAACATCATAAAACACTTGTGTACATTTAATTCAGAGATACTTTCAAGTCTTGT